CCAGCTTGAGCTTAGGTCAAAGCTGGCTGCAACCGAGCAGCGCGCCGCCGTCGATGAGCTGTGGAAGTATGGCGATCAGGGTATCCCGGTCGAGCAAATTCCGATCGAGGTGCAGCAGAACGCCGGCCTCAAGGCGATGAACGAATTACAGGCCGCGTATGAGGCCAAAGCTAAGAACGGCGCCGTTCAAGATGACGAGGTTTTGGCGTACAAAATGCGCCTTTTCGCCGCGACAAACCCCGAAGAATTTTCGCAGATGAATATTCTTGAGCATGCATCCAAGCTGTCAAAGGAGACAATCAAGGAGCTGACAGGAAAGCAGACCGGCTGGCTGTCCAGTCCCGACAAATCCAAGTCTGACAACACGGTATATGCAGATGCATATAAAGTTGCCGAGGAAGTCTACACGAAGGCCGGCATCGTCAAGGGCGACAGCATAGCGGCGCAGGACGAGGCAAATCAGCAGCGATTGGCGCGCATGAACCAAAGCATGCAAAGCGAGGTCAGTCAGTGGCGCGAGAAGAATGGCAAGGCTCCGTCCTACGATGAGATGCAGGCGATTGCGGCCGCGCTGGCAATGAAGGCTGTGACTGTCGACAAGGGTAAGGGCTGGTTTGGCGGGGACATCACCAGCGATCAATTCCCCGCGTTCGAGCGGTTTGACCGACTGGCTGAAACTCCGAGCGCCGAAATCAAGCTGGTGGCGGAATATAAGGACATTCCGGTAGAGTGGATTGTCGCAATCCAGTTTGCATTGCAGAAGCGAAACGGTAAGCTTCCCAACAAAACCGAAGTCGAAAAAGAGTGGGCCGTGATCGCGGCAGGAATCCTGGGGAACAACTGATGACGCCCGAAGAATACCTGAAAAAGCAGACGCTATCTACTGAGCAGGACACGGTTGCGCAGTCGTCTTTCCTCGTAAGCCAGCCGCAAGCCGCCAAGCCAGATGAGTATGCGGCTGACCGTGCCATGGGCAAGGCGTTCGCGCTGCCGGCTGAGATGGTGACGCATAACCGCCAGACATTCGCGCAACGGACGCTTGAGGCTCGCAACAAACTGCTGTTGTCTGGCGCGCCAAAGCTTTCGCAGTGGGTCGGGCAGGCCGACAACTTCAAGCTTGCTGCCGACGACATCGAAAACCTGAGCATTTGGGAACGGCTTGGGATGGAGACGAAAGAGGTCGGCAAGGGGATGATCCCTGGCGCGATCAAGGCGGCTGGCGCGGCTACGGTCATGACGGGTATTGAACTCGCCCCTATTGATCCGACGCGACGGGCGCCGCTGGTGTCTGAAATCTCGACGGCAGGAAAAAAGACGCCGGAAGAAATCGCGGCGCTGCGGGCGAAGATCTTTGAGAACAAGGAAATAAACCCCACTATCGCGCAGTCTGTTCTGTCCGATGTCCTTGATGGCTCGATGACGCCGGAAGATGCGATGGCAGCGCTTGAGCCAGCGCTTGCTGAGGTGCTCGGCCCCGCGTCTGAGGCGTTGAAGTCTGCTGGCCGCGCGACAATTGAGGCCGGAGACAAGGCCGTTCCTGCTGCGGCTGGGATGGAAGACAGCTTCGGGCGCACTGCTGGCGAGGGGCTTGGCTATGTGCTTTCCCTGCTGGGTGTGACGGCTCTAAGCCCTATGGCCGGCGCAACAATTGCGGTGCAGTCGGCTGGCGGCACTGAGGCGGAAGCAGCGCGGGCCAAGGGCGCTGACGAGAAGACGCAGGCACAGGCCGGCGCCGCAAACCTGCCCGTTGGCTTGCTCGACATGATCCCGCTTGAGCGGTTGCTGAATAACCCGGCAACCCGCAACGGCTTCATGGCGTTCATGCGCCAAGTCGGCATGCAAGCCGGTGTCGAGGGCGGGCAGGAAGCAACACAGCAGGTTTTGCAAAACTGGATTGCGCAGTCGCTCTATGATCCTGAGCGCGGATCGCTTGATGGTGTTGCGCAGTCATTTGCGACAGGCGGGTTTATCGGCGCGCTGATGGAGGCCGGCAAGCAAGCTTTGGGCGCTGTTGTACCTGGCCGCATCCGCAAGATGGAGAGCGCAGCCAAGGGCGCCGATGTCAACAAGACGACGGCTGACGAGATTGGCAAGGCTGCGGCCTCATCGAAAACCAAGGCGCGCGCGCCTGATGTGTTTGAGCAATCCGTAGCAAACTCGCTCGATGGTCGATCTGCTGAGAACGTCTATGTCCCGGCTGACAAGATGATCGAGCTTTTCCAGGGCGTGGACAGCTTCAAGGATTTTGCGTCTGATCTCGGCGTGACCGGGCAGGAGATCGACATCGCGCTTGAGAGCGGCGGGCAGATCCGCATTCCAACGTCGCAATATGCTGCTTACATCGCAGGCACCGAGATCGACGGCGCATTTCGTGAGAATATGACGTTCTCGCCGGAAATGATGAGCGAGGCAGAAGCCGCTGACTTCAACGCTCGCAAGGATGATATCCTCAACGAGGCGTATCAGGCATTCGAGGAAGCGCGCCAAGTTGACGACGCCAATCAGGCCGCAGAGGATCTTGTTTATCAGGAGGTTGTTTCGAGGCTGCGGACTGCGGGCCGTGCACTGGATGTGGCGACTGCTGAGGCGCAGCTTACAACGTCAATATACCGCACACTGGCAGAGCGCGAGGGCGTGACGCTTGATGAGATGGTTCGCCGGTATCCGCTGCCGGAAATTCGCGGCGCCGTCCCACAGGCGCTTACGGGGCGCGGCAATGACGCGTTGTCTCTGACGCTCGCTGAGGCAAGGGCAACCAAGGTCACAGTTCCAAAGCGCGGCGCGACACTGACAGAGTTCATCTCGGAGTACGGCGGCATTGAGGGGCAGGATGCTGAGCTATCAGCACGCAACGCGACCGCGATCAAGCGCAAGGGCAAGTCAACACTCAAGCTTGCTCGTGAGGCGGCTGGCCGGATGTTCGGCGCTGCTGACGGGAAAAAGTACGGTCTGTCCGACGTGGCGCTCGCCGCGATCGAGGCCGGTTATTTGCGCAATGATCCGGTTGCGAATGAGTTTCGCCATGCAATGGAGACTGGCGGTCCGGTTCCAGACATCGGCCGCGCGCTGATGGATCGAATTGACGCTGAGTTGCGTGGCGATCCTGACTATGCGGTAGATGCACCGACGCAATCCGGTATGACGGCTGATGACGTGGCGCAGATGGAGGAATACCTTTCCTCGCTCGGCGTATCGTTGACGGCTGATGACGCTGCTATCAGGGAGGCGATCGATAGGGACCAGGCGGGGCGGCGCTCCTACGCCCAAACAAATCGCGGCTCAATCCTGTTCCCCGCAACCGGCATCCGCGACGGTCAGACCGTCCTGAACCTGTTCAAGAACGCGGACCTTTCCACTTTCAACCATGAGATGGGCCATTATTGGCTTGAGGTCATGCGCGATATGGCCGGGTCTAGCCCGCGTGCGGCCGCTGAGATGGCGACCGTGAACCAGTGGTACAAAGACAATGCCGGCGACGTGGCGAAGGATGCGCGCAAGGCTGGTGGTGACGTGTCGGCTGACGACGTGATTGCTTATATCGACAACGGCACGACAGGCGACGATGCCAAGGACGCCGCGATTGACGTTGGCATGCAAGAGCAATGGGCGCGGGCATTTGAGGCATACCTGATGGAGGGCAAATCGCCGTCCGTCGAGCTGCGGTCGGTATTCGAGCGCATGTCGGCATGGCTGCTGCGGCTCTATCGCAATCTCACGGCACTGAACGTAAAGCCATCGCCTGAACTCAAGCAGGTATTTGATCGGCTGGTAGCAACAGACGCACAAATTACAGCGGCAAACGAGGACATGGGCGACGGTGGCCCTGTGTTCACGACGGCTGAAAGCATGGGCATGACCGAGGAGCAATACGAGCGTTTCACAAAGCTCGTGGCGAACGGGCAGACCGAGGGCAAGGCAAGGCTTCTCAAGTCGGTAATGAAGCCGATCATTGACCGCGAAACTGCGGAGTACAAAGCGGCGCGCGCGACCGTCGAGGATGAGGTTACGAAGGAATTCCAATCGAACCTTACGTACCGCGCTATTCAGGAAATGCGGTTTGGCAAGGACTTTGATGGCAATGAGACGGCATCCTATAAATTGAACCGTGGGATTATCGAGGAGCAATACGGCGCCGGCTACATTTCGAAAATGCCTGGCGCGACTGCTGACGGCAAGGGCCATCGCAACGCAGTATTTGCGGCTGACGGGCTGCACCCTGACGTTCTGGCGGAAATGCTGATGTTCCCGTCGGGCCGTGAGCTGCTGGATACGTTCGCGAATATCCAGCCCATCGATACGGCAATCAAGACGGAGACGGAACGGCGTATGTTTGAGCGCTTCAACGATCCGTTGCGCGACGGGTCCATTGAGGAAGAGGCGCTTGAGGCAATGCACAATGACGCTCGAGCGGCTGGCTTGGCTGCGGAACTCAAGGCGCTCACCGAGATCGCAGAGATTGACCGCGGTCTATCCGTGAAGCAGGCGCGCGAGGCAGCCCGCCAGACGCTGCGGACGATGAAAGTGAAGGACGCGACGGCCTCGCACCAATTCCTCTCTGCTGAGCGGCGCGCGGGGAACGAGGCTTACTCACTCGGACGACAGGTTACGCGGTCTGAAATGTGGGCCGATATGGCGCGGCGGCGTGTTGGCGTCATGGCTCGGGCTGTCGTCAAGGATGGCGCGGCGGTTTCTCCTGCCCCCATCGCCGGCAAGATTGATGCGGCAAACACCAAAGCCGGTGCGGCGAATGACCAGATCGCCAAGCTGATCGAGGCCAAGCGCCGCCAACTGATCAACCACATGCTTTTTGATGAGAGCAAGAAAATCACCAAGGAGGTGGATAAAATCCAGCGCAAAGTTGCCAAGCTGGCTGCGCCGGATAAGAACCTGACGAAGAAAACAGACATCGACTACGCCAACGCGACGCGCGCCATCGCGGCCAAGTTTGGGTTGATCGGTCCGAAAAATCCGACGCCTGAGCAGACCGCCCGCGCCGCTCAAGAGTTTCGCGCATGGATGGAGCAATTGCGGTTTGAGGACCCGATCGCCGCCGATGCAATGTCGCATGCCATCGCGGTAAACTCGCAGGACGCCAAGCCATTCAAGGACATGACAGTGCTTGAGTTTGTCGCGCTCGGTGACGCCATCGACAACATTGTGGAGACCGGCCGGAATTCCAAGACGATCGAGATCGAGGGCAAGAAGATTGATAAGGCCGCTGCCGTCGCTGAGATGATGGTGAACCTTGAGGGCCGCGCTGACGGCAACGAGGGCGCCGTTATGGAAAAGCTCGGGTTTGCCAAGGGTGGCCGGTTTGCGCCTGCGTCGTGGAAGGCCGCGCTTACTCGCGCGGAAAACCTGGCGCGCTACTACGACGACGGACAGCAGGGCGCATTTACCCGGTACATTATTCGCCCGGTATATGAGGCGCTTGAGCGCTATCGCCCTGACAAAACCGTGCGCCTCAAGACGCTGCTGGCTGCGATAGAGCCGCGCAAGAAGGAGATGGCCGGTAAAAAGATCATGGCTGACGAGTTATCCACAGGTTTTTCATTCGCCAACAAGGGGGAATTCATTCATGCGGTGCTGCACTCGGGCAATGAGAGCAACCTTGAAAAGCTGCTGATCGGTCGCGGGTGGGCGCCGGTTGAGCTGGTCGGCCAAGTCCAGCGCACGACATCAAAGGGCAAGCTATCATTTGACCGCAAGGGCAATCCGATCATGACGCGTGGCCGGGTCGATACCACGGCTTGGGACGCGTTCTTTCAGCGCATGATTGACGAAGGCACGTTCACTGCCGATGACGTAAAGATGGTCAATGAGATTTGGGCGCTGATGGAAAGCTGCCTCTGCCGTTCCGCCGATCGATACCCGGAGAAGATTTGCAGTCCAGACTTTACCTCTGGCGGCGCGTCCTGGATCATTGCGGCAAGGTTCGTTGCAAATGACGCGTCGAGATTGTCAATTGCCATATCGCTTTTGTCCGTATGCTGCATGAGGAAGGATTTCACCTTCTCATTCCCGGCGTCGGCCAGCGTCTTGCCCGCAATCGTAGGGACGGACTGCGACGACACATCGCGAGGCTTGTCAGCTTCCGGCGCGGCCTTGAGAACGTCGCCAATCAAATCGCCAGGCTGGTCAGAAACCTTGTCGCCCGTCGTTGCGCCGTCGATCTGGCGCGGTCCATAGGCGTTCTTTGCAACCCAGTCAGCCGACTTGGCTTGCACGATCGACGTATCAAGCTTCTCAGTCAGCGCATACGTGTCAGCCGCCGTCATCGACTTGGAATTTGCCTTCATGTACGCGTCAGCCTTGAGCGGGTCGTCCTGCGCAAGCCGAAGCGTGATATTCTTGTACATGCCAGACACCATCTCGCGCTCAGCATTGCCGAGGGTGTCAGCATCCCATCCGTTTTGGGTCGCCTGCTGCCGAAGCTCAGCCTGTGCCGCCGCAACGTTCTTGTTCACAGCAGCCGGGTCATTGTACGCAGCGAGCGCATCATTGCCGAAAGTCTCGATCCGCGACTTGCTGGCCTGGTTGTACCAAGTCTTGCGCTCATTTGCCGTGTGGACAATGGCGCTTTCCATGGACGAATTGATGCGAGCGCGAGACGCCCCGTCATAGGCCCGCCGAGCGCCAGGCGTTGCCATCTTGGCCTCGATCTCGCTCCGCTTGGCCTGTAGGTTTTTCTCGTACTCGGAGCGCGCCTTAACAGCCGCCTCACCCTGCATCGTGAGAAAACCGTTCTGTCCGTACTTGGCCTCACGGTCCCATGTGGCCAGCTCATCGTCGCCGGCCTTTGCCGTGGCGATGTCGTCTTGTTCCTGCACCGCGGCCATCGCGCCCGCGAACTTGCCCATGCCCTGCGCAACGTCAGCAAAGCCCCGAGCCTCAGCCGCGCCAAATGCCTCAGCGCTTGCCGAGACATCAATCCCCTGCTGCAATATTGGCCGCGACTGTACGCGCTGCCCTGCTGCCTCAATACCTGGTACGACTGGCATTAAAAGCTCCGCTTGCGATATGGGTCATTGTAATATTTGTACGCATCGCCGGCGCCGCCGAGAAGCGTGCCAAATGCAGACAGGTATCCGCCAGTCTTCGCGCTATCCGCCTGCATGGATTGCAATTCAGACTGTGCGTTCTGGTTAACGGCCTGCACCCGATAGTCGTAGCTCTCACGGTTGGCATTCTGGCGGATGGTGAGCGCGTCGATCTCGCCAAGCTTGGCTGTGTCAACGATGTTATCGAGCGGTGAACCGAACGTGATATCAACGCCATTCGCCGCAGCGGCTGCTTTCTGCTTGCCCATGATTTGGGCTTTCTCGAAAAGCTTCTGCTGCTCTTCCTTCTGGCCGCGAACAAGCGCGTCCTTCGCTCGACGGTCGGCAAGGTCCGCGTTCATGGCGGAAACCTTGGAATTGTACTCAGCCGCCTGCGATGCCGCTTGCCCCTGCTGGACAGCCCCTGCCGCGCCCATGAGAGTTGATGCAAGGCCCAAGGCCAGCCCGAATTCACACATGCCGATCGGTCCTCATCTCAAACTTGCGAAACATCACGCCACCTCTGCCCGGTATGATTGGCGCCCCGATGTCAAACCCAAGCCACCTTAGCCACCGGATCGACGCCGCATTGCGCTCATCAACGACATTCGTCAGCACACTATAGCGCATCAACAGCCTATCGCGCCAGCCCACCGAACCGCGCAGAAATTCGCGATAGTTCCGCTCGACTGCATCAGTCCCGAGCGCCCACGGGCAACCGACCCTTGTCAGAATGCTAAGGTCGCCGCAGCCGAATATTACCTCTGGCCGGCCGTCCATGAAAACGGTCAGAGCCAGCGATGATTTTTCCACAGAAAATAGAAGTGCCTCATGTGGATTGCGGCCAGTTGACGCCGAAACTTCGTCAATGTCGGCTTGGCGCAAGCGCGGCGCGACGGCCTGGATATGGTCTTCTGTCGTGGCTGCGTATTCAAACACACTATCTCCCAATCGTGATATCTGGCGCGATGCTCAAAATAGTCATTGGCAGGGGATCAAATTGCTTGATGCACATCCCGCCTCCGTCCGTCCAATCCCACATTGGCGTTATTTGCACATTGCCCGTTGCCATGCGGATCGCCTCGTTCCATGCCTCGCTCTGTCGCTGCTTCCACTCAACGATTTTGTCGCTATCACGAGGAAGGTCAGCATGCCCGAGCCAGATGCCGCGCGTGTCCTCGACCTTCAAAGTTACCTGCGAAACACCAACCATGCGGCCCTGTATGGAGCCAAGCCCAGCCGCCGCGCCGATGTCGAGAGGCAATGTCTCAAGGACGGCCTCATATGGCAACCCGACATGAACAACAGATCCGGCATTCGGAAGGGTGACGGAGCCGCTCGAGACAGTCAGGCCGCGCACCACGTTGCCATCGACCAGGGCCACCACGTCGCAGCCCTCAAGATGGTCAAGGCCGGTAATGGCCGTGGCCGGCGCGCCGTCGTATGTCAGGCCGCTATCAACAAAAAACGCATCCTCGACGCCTGCGAACACGCGCGTATGAAGCCGCTCGATGTAGCGCCTCTGGACGCCATCGACCAGGCGGCGAACGATGAAATACGGAACGTCTTCTTGTCCCTCACCGATCACGGTTACGTCTTCGAACGTCCCTTCCGTCTCATGGCGCGTCCAGCCCCAAACGTCGTGCTCCTTCATGTACGTGAGCGACACAAGCGATCCGTCGTCAAGTACCACCCAAACAATCGAGTTGGGCGCCTGCGCATATGCCCAAGCGCGGATAGACCGGCCCTCGAATAGGTGACGGCTTAGAATGGTCAGGTCTTTGCCCACAAACCCGTCGTTGGCAAACTCATAGGAGAAATCACGGATGACGCCGCCGCGCTCTTGAGCGAATAGCGTCGTCTCGCCAACTACGATCGGCTGCACCTCAGCGCACCCACGAAAGGATTGCGGCTTCACTACCTGGTTCGTCGGATTGAGGTATTCATCCGGCCCGCCTGTAACAAGGTTCTCAGACCCCGACGTCAGCACCATCAGCCCCTTCATGGGCAGCAATGCGCGGATCTCGTTGACCTGCCTTGCGCGAATGCGGAATGAGAACGCGTCACTCGCTTTGCGCGGTCTGGCATAGCTGAAATTCTCGTAATTGGCAGACTGGGAAAGCCAGACGGCCTGCGGATCGTTGTTTGTCGAGCCAAACGCAAGTCTCTGGTCCACGAACGTCACGCACCGTGGCCGGTTGTTTGGTCCGTTGAACGGGTTTTCCGCGATTTGTGGACCGTCGGCAATGTCTGGAGTGATGTTCTCGTCGGTGAAGTCAGCTGTTTCCGAACGGCCAACGTATCCATATTGGCCATTGTCTTGCCGATAGATGATGTACGCCGAGGCCCCAGCCACCGCATCCCATGTCAACATGTTCTTGTTGCCCGCAAACAGCAGATCATTGACCATCGTATAGGCGGCAGTCGGCAGGCTTTCCTCACCGCTATCGTCGTCAATGGCCGAGATTTTGTATCGGTACGTCCTGCCGTTGCGCACAAATCCACTGACACCGGTAGGCGTAGGAGGCGCGCCAGGATCAGCCGCACCCGGCAGCGAGCCATCACCCTGCCGACCGTCCGACGGGATATCAACCGTTGTCGCAGTCGTGCTTGTCAGCAGGCCATCACTCCCCGCGCCGTCATCACGATAGATATTGTACGAAGCAGCGCCGGCCGACGCATTCCAGCTTATGCGGGAGACGCGCCCATCGTCAGGGTTGGAATAGACATTGACTGTCACACCGCTGGACATAGCGCTTTCCGCTCCGCCAGCCGTCAGCGCCGTGACCTTGTACGTGACGCCGCCGCTATCAGCCGCCCGACGGATAAACACCGCCGAGCCGCCGACGTTGGTGGGCGCCGAGATCGTCGGAAGGAACGTCAGCGCAGCAAACGGCCAGTTGTCATCAGCTAGCCGTTCAAGCTTGGAAGGCGCATAGTTGACATGCACCACATACATTACATCCGCCTCTTGGATGTAGACCAAATTGCGAAGCGCCGATGTCGTGTAGTCCGTGACCACCTCGTACGGAGATCCACCGTCGAGGATGACGCCACCATCGCGGAAAAACCGGAAATATTCCTCCCCGGCCTCGATGACGTACGATTGCTCGGTGTTGAACTGAAACGGTATCAGCTTGGTGAATTTCGTACTGTCCTTCACCTCACGGATGAACTGCAAGCCAGGCCGGTTGCTCACGCCGCCATGCGGATGAATAAAAAGGTTCTTGGCGGTCTTGAGGCCGGTGGCGAATTTCGCCAAGTCAACGCGGGCATGAAGCGCCGGGGATAGCTCGCCAGAGGTGAACGACGGTTGGAGCGTGCGGAGGTCTGCCACTCGTCAAGCCCTCGCCGTCAGCATGGCCGGCTCATATGTCGCAGTCGTCCGCTGTTGGTTTGCGTCGGCAACCTCAGCAGCAGACTGCGTTACGCGAGCAAGCTGGTAAGTATCGGCCCTCATCTTTGGGTCTTTCGTCAGCGGCATGCATAGCCGCGTTGCTAGGTGCCAGGATAGCGCCTCAACGAATAGAGCCGGATACCGGGACACGTCTGTAACGTCATCAATGTAGGTGCAGAACGCAGGAGAGATATTGCAATACAGGTAAGAGCCGGCCAGATCGTACGGGATTTCACCGAGCGAGCCGCCTAGATGGTCGGCAACAAACCCAACAAAATAGGCGTCATCGATCCGCATGATTTTTCGCGAGGTGGCCGGCGCCTGGTAAGCATATGCCCACTTCGCCGGCAGCGGGTTGGCTGTCACCTCGGCCAGGGCGTCAGTCACCTGCGCAAACCGCCATGGGTAAGCCTCAAGCAGCGTCATTCGCGTCTGATCATAGAACTGGCGACACGCTCGCGCCTCTGCGGTTCCCTCGTTGATATCGGCAATGTTGTCTTTGCCAATGTTGGAGAGCGCCAAATTGCAGATTGAGATTTGTGAAGTCATGACCAGTCTCGCGTTGCTAAGTGCATTTTAGACGTGGTGGGCGAGAATGGCAATGAGGGCAGGGCAGCCCTCATTTGATGTTGGGGCGGGGGCGGCTACACTAGATCGTTGAGCAACGCGCCCATCGCAGTCTCCAACAGCGGTGCCGCCGCAGAGTGACCACCAGGCTGCGGATGCGTTCCATCTGTGGTGAGGTTTGCTTTCCAGATAGACGTGTTTGCTCCCGTCTCGTAGGCGGACGTAACGTCTACAAGCGTCATGCCGTTTGCGACAACTCCTGCATCGATCACATTGCGGAATGCTATAAAGCCGGCGCGTGGTGTCTGGTTTCCGGTCGTCACCCAGCCGTCCGTGCTGTCAGACTTTGGTGCCATCCTCAAAAACCCAATGCGGGTAATGCCAACAGCCCGTGCTTGGTTGGCGATGGAGATAATATCCGCCAAGGTATCCGCCGCCGTGCGCCCATTTGTATAGTCGTTGCCACCATATCCGATCAGCATGGCATCCGCATATTTAAGGTGATTCCTGCGGTGGGTGCTGGCGATATACTGGTTTGCAGCCTCGCCAGCGCAGGCCAGATGCACATACGAGTATTTTGTCGGCGTGATCAACCCGCGCCGGATGTAGCCACCAGCGCCATTGACGCCATCACCCCATGCGTCGTTTGTGCCGCGCTCGATGGATGCGCCCACGATGGCGATTGCGGGTTTAGTTGCGTATTTCGGGTCGCCGACAATTGACATTGGCGGCATCAGGATGGTCCCGAGTGTCCAGCCGCCGCTGGCAGTCAACGCGCCCGGCGTGCCTAGACCGGGATCGACGCCGGTCGCTGCCGTGTGCAGCGTTTCCCCCGTAACAGCCGGGGTTTTTGCCGCTGAATTCATGTAGATTGGCTGTTCACCTACATTATATTCCCTGACTAGCAACACCCAAACATCCGTTCCCGGCTCAATGTCTGGGTGGCCAGAAATTTGATCAGACAGGTATTCTGCGGCACCGGCGGGCACATTACCCTGGGATGCGCCGCCCCACGTTACCGGATACGCAACGCCAGCCACCTCAAGATGAGCCCTGATCTTGTGGCCAACGCCATTTGTCTCAACACCATTGAGCGCATAGTAGGCGCTGGCGTTGATGCGAGCGCACCCGGCCAGCACACCATTTGTTCCGACCGTCAGCGACAGTCGCGCTCGCTGCAACACGTTTCCAGACGTGCGGCCACCAGCCAGAAAATTGGGAGCTTGCTCGTTCCGATTGGCGACAACGCGCAACAAAGACCTCCCCCCGCCCGTGACTGTGGCATACGTCTGCCGCATCAACTCCCCCGGCGTCATGCCGAGCGAAAGAGGCGTGCCGCTCAACTGCATGGCAGCAAATATCTTGCGCCAGATCTCGTCTTCCGGCTCGCCTAGGCTAATTGGCTCGACGCCAGACGCGATAACGAACGCCTTAACAGCCGGCCAGAACTGAGCGCCGTCGAAGTCAGAAATAGTCATGCCGTCGCCCCGATTGAAAAAGCGGCCCCACCAGTGCAGGGCCGCGTCGTGTTATTCGCCGGAGGTTTCGGCCTCAAGGGAAGCAATGATCTCGTCGGCTTCCTTTGCGGTCTTGATGTCGGTGCGGCCAGTCAGGCTTTCCGCCATCGCGATCCGATCAGCTGCGGTCATCTTGGCGGGCTTGGCCGGCTTGTCGTCAGCGTCCGGCTGATGCAGCTTTGTCATCCACACGTCCGAAAAGTCGTCATCGGCCGCGATCCCGAACCTGTCGCCAGGCTGGCGAAGCTGGTTGCCGTAATACCCCACTGCTGTGGCGACAACCACGATTGCCTCAATTTCTTTGGCCATGATTTCCCCCGTTAGAACGTGACGGAATTGGTCTGGACATCCGCGACGATGCCGGCAGTGATCTTGCCGAGCGTCGGGTTGGTGCCGGCGACCGTGTAGTAGATCCGCATGTAGCGCTCAGCGGTGCCGGGCGGTACGGTGACGATCACGGACGGCTTGCCAAGGGTGAGCTGTGCGAGCGTGAGCGTCTGCGAAAGGACCTCGCGGGCCGAGGCAAAGCCGGCGTTGTCGTCGGTCTCGATGCCAATCTTGAGGCTGGTCAGCGTGTTGAACGCCTCGACAACCTGGATCAGAATGGGCACATCCATGCCCTTGCCGATGTCGCGGGATAGAGCGGCGGCGGCGCCGTAGACGGTGCCAGTGGCGCCGAGGTCAACAATGTCCGTCGAAGCTGCGGAGGCGGTGATTGCCTGAGCATTCGAGAACAAAAGCGTGCGGTCGAAGATCATTGGTTTTTCCTTTGTTCAAGTTGGCCAGCCGCAACCATTGCGACCGGCCGGCTCAAGGCTAGACGACGCGAGCCTCAGTATTCAACAGGGCGTCTACTTCGCGGATCGGAATGCCGCGATAGGTCAGCACGGTCTTGCCTTCCAGTTCCTCGCGACGAAGCTGCAACGCAGTCGCCTCGGCGGTGCCGGTCGGGGTGGCGCGGGCGTCGAGGGCTTCCATCACATCGCGGTTCATGTAGATCGCCATGCGTGCGCTCTCGCCATCCATGCGGCGCGACTGTAGCTTGTAGTAAGCCTTGCGCATCCACTTGAACACATCGACGGTGCCAGCCAGGAGGTCGGAAACATCGAGGTTGGCAACGCGGGCATTGTAGCGCCAGTCCTTGATGGCCAAGCCAGTGTGCAGCGTGAACAGTTCTTCCTTGACAAAGTACGGATCGCCGTTAGCGTCGGTGACGCGCTGCTCGCCCTTATCGTCACGTTCGATGCCGGCCTTACTGCCTTCCGGGTAGATCAGGTGGGACGCATTGTCGCCCCAGGTGATGAACCAGATGGACGTATTGTCCGAGCCAGTGCCGCCAGCATCTACGATCTGGTTGCCAGCGCCCGAGCCGCCGAGGACGCCATAGCGAGCGGAAAAGCCCTTGAACTTCTCCGGGGTGGTGGCTGTGTCGTGGTAGAACAGGCCAGTTGCCCACTCCTGGTTCATGGCTTCCAGATGAGATGCGGCTTCGTTAAGCCGCATCTGTGCCGGGTTTTTGGCCCTTGCGAGCACGCGGGTATCAACGCCCGATCGCGCTTCCAGAAAGCCGGTGGTGTCCTTGACTTCCTGCGTCGTGGACTTGCTCTGCGGAATGCCCTGATAGAGGCGACCCCAGGCCGGCGTCGGAAGGCCAGTTCGGATTGTGTGACGATGCT